AGCATTTAGGGGCGATGCACCGGTCTCCAAAACCGGATAGTAGGGTTCGAGTCCTTAGCGGGGTGCCAAATTGGAGGGTAGCGTTCATGGTGAGCAATCGGTCTTGAAAACCGAGCCCCCGCAAGGGTGATGGTTCGATTCCTTTACCCTCCGCCATCTAAAACTTCTAACGAAATAACTTGACGTTTAATCTAAGATCAAGTAAGATATGTGTATAGGTTTTGGGATTAGTTCAGCATCATCGCCGTAAGGCACTTTTTTTGGGAAAAAGCAAAGATGATCCCGTTAAGTTCTAGGGTAGTTACAGCATAAACCTCATAGCACCGTAGAAGTCTGCGGGCTTTCTTCTCCAGTTAGATACCTTCGGGTGATCTAACAGACTGTCTGGAGTCTTACCAGAATAGAGTGGTTGATTGTACCTTTACAGCTACTTCGTGGTACGCCATGATAGCCGAGGAAGGGTTGAGAAGTCCAACTCGATAAACTATCAAAGACGACAATCCACCTACCCTGTTAAGTTTTAGGTTGTCTACAGCATTTAATCGCCTTGTAAGCCGTAGGTCGTGGGTTCAATTCCCATCAGGAGCTCTTTGCTTCTGTAGCTCAGTTGGTAGAGCAACGTAAATGTACAACCTGTTAATCTTTAATCATGGAGAAATATTATGGCTCGTGAACGTGTGAATACTTTTTCTGCCGAACCTTTCACTAATGAGATTGGTCAGACTTTGAATCCTGGCGACAAGGTTGTTGCTGTTTCGACTGGATACGGTCATCAGGTTAGTGTTTTTGAAGGTGTTTTTGAAGGCGTCTATCGTGGTAACCTTTACAACAAGGGTAAGATCACTGGCACTCGTGTCGGTCAGGTTCCTGTAAATTGGAACGAACGAGTTTATTCTGAAGATGGAGAATACGAAGAAGTTCGGTTCGATTATAATGTTTACAGGTCCGTACCAACTGGTCTTCGTTATAACCTTATTCCTAAAACTCGTTACCGTAAGTCTTCTTTGCAGCGTAATAGAGTTTTCAAGATCGATACCACACTTACTAACGTAAAGATCTAAATAGTTTTAGGTTCACTACAGCATCAAATTGCAATACCTCCCATAAAGGAGAAGTTTCGGTGCGAATCCGAGCGGTCTCATGAGACTGTGGTGTAAGAGTAGCACGCTAAAGCAAATGTGAACCTGTTAAGTTTTAGGATTGTTTCAGCAAAGAAATTGCCCAGCCAAAATTGGGACGTAGCTCATTTGGTAGAGCAAGAGTCTAATACACTCTCGGTAGTTGGTTCGATTCCAACCGTTAAAAAAGCAATCCTGTTATTGACTTTAAATACTGTCTAAGGTAATATAAGAATATTGAGTTTGGGATAAGTTCAGCAACAACTACTCGCTAACTTGCATGTCTTAGCGGACAAAATTATCCCGTAAATTTAGATTGACTGCTGCATACAAAACACACTTGAAATGTGACCAAAAGTTCAATCTGTTAAACATGGAGAAATGAAATGACTACTTTTGCTAATGCTGTTCGTAATCAGGAAGCTCGTACTGCCAATGGCATGAAGGCTCGTGCTTCTACTGCTAATGCTTGCGTTGATCTGTTCTTCAAGATCGGTGCATCACGTGGCAAGAACATTGTTCCTGACTTCACTGCTGCTTATGTTCAGGACCGTGACATCGCTTCACGTATTGCTCTTTGGGCTCGTGATGCTCGTGGTGGTGCTGGTGAGCGTAAGCTGTTCCGCGATATCCTCAAGGAACTTGCTGTTCATGACGCAGATCGTGCGATTGCTCTTATGCAAAAGGCTCCTTATGTTGGTCGCTGGGATGACTTGCTCGTTTTTGAAGACGAAGGTGTTCTTCAGCACTACGCTTTTGAAATGATTCGTTATGCGCTCGAAGACAACAACGGACTCTGTGCCAAGTGGATGCCTCGTAAGGGTCCAGTAGCTGCAAAGCTACGTGCTCATCTTGGTTGGTCGCCAAAGCGTTATCGCAAGACCCTTGTGTCTTTGACTAAGGTTGTTGAGCAGCAGATGTGTGCTAATCAGTGGGATGAGATTAACTTCAATCATGTTCCCTCAGTAGCTTCTGCTCGTTACAAGAAGGCGTTTGCTCGTCATACTGAAAAGTATAAGGAGTGGACTACTGCTCTTGTTTCTACTGATCCGAAGGTTAAGGAAACTGTAAAGGTTAACGCTGGTGCAGTTTATCCTTACGATGTTCTGAAGGGTCTTATCAACGTTGGTTATCATGCCCACTATGATAAGTCAAACCTTGATCATATTGTTGCTCAGTGGGAAGCTCTGCCGAACTTTGTTGGTGATGCAAACATTCTACCTCTGGTAGACGTTTCTGGTTCAATGACTTCTAAGGCAGGTGGGTTCAACTCCAAGTCTGTTGTGACTTGTCTGGATGTTTCTGTTTCGCTGGGTCTTTATCTGGCAGACAAGAACAAGGGTAAGTTCAAGGATACGTTCTTGACTTTCTCTAGCGACCCTCAGCTGCTGAACCTTCGTGGCAACATTGTTGAGAAGATCAAGCAAATGGTTACTTCAGAATGGCAGATGAGCACTGACCTTCACAAGGCAATGGACAAGATCCTTAGCGTTGCTACTCAGAACAGTGTTCCTCAGGAGGAAATGCCTGAGATGCTTCTGATCCTGTCAGATATGCAGTTTAACCAGTGCACTCACTTTGATGATTCTGCAATGCAGATGATTCGTCGCAAGTTCGAAAACGCTGGCTACAAGGTTCCTGCAATTGTCTTCTGGAATCTAAACGCTACCGATAACGTTCCTGTTAAGCACGATGCTTCTGGTGTTGCGCTTGTATCGGGGTTCTCGCCTTCTATCGTAAAGTCTGTCCTGTCTGCGGATATGGAACAGTTTACTCCTGAAGGTATCATGATGAAGACTATCATGAACGAGCGTTACGCTCTCTAAAAGAGAAAGAGCCCCGAAAGGCTCTTTTTTATCCAGTAAAAACTTCTAACGCTCTATTAACGAATTGAGAACGCCCCAGCTTAAACACCTGGGGCGTTATTTCATTATCAACAGAGATAATAATGACGATCTGAGGCACTGCTATTCTATACGTCCATTCGAACATCATAGAATATATGGTGGACTGTAAGAAGTAACTTTCGATCCACTCAGGCTGCTTTAATCTCTTACTTGTTTTAAAATCAATTATAGAAAGTGTGCCATCATATTCAGCCACTAGATCGGTACGACCAGCACACTTGAGCGCCTTAGAATATAACGGTAACTCAATACCCATGATATTATCTACGTGAAGGTCCAGCTCTTTCTGAATAGGTCTGAACGAATCTACATTGACAGGCATCTCGTTTTCTTTAATGTACTGAGGCTCATTCAGTACATATCGTTCAGCCATAGAGTGTATAGCTGTTCCTCGACGAGCAGCTTGTGTAGAGATCTTTTGGGCTTCTTCATTACCAACTTTCTTTTTCCACTCCAACAATGCAGTTTTATCCATCTTTTCAGACAGGATAGTGGTCACTGACTTGAGCTTAGTTACGCCATCGGGCAGGACGTAATGTCGCTGCCCGTTGATCGTTTCTGTTGTTAGTTCGGCGAAAGGTACGAACCTATGTTTAAATGTTTTACGCGACAATTCCTAATCTGTCCTTCATAATGATATAGTCCTTAACCATCGAACTTCTAACGATGTCTTGTTCGATAAAGTCTACAAAAACAAAAGACTTCATACGCTCAATAATACGCATGAAGTCCATAAGCCCATCTTTATCTTGCTTCTTGATGAAGTCAGACTGTCTAAAGTCGCCGCAAAAAATTATTCGGCAGTTTTTACCAACTCGAGTAATGACAGAGTCAAGTTCGTGAAGGGTCATGTTAGCCATTTCATCAACGATAATGATAGTATCATTAAGAGTGATGCCCCTAATGAAAGATGTGCTAATAAACTCGACAATACCCTTCGACTTGAGATACTCATATGCGTCTCCTCTACCGAAAAGTTCTGTACAGATGGCGTAATAAGGTGCTTCGTATACCTTCGCCTTCTCTTTAGAATTTCCAGGTAGGAAACCCATGTCTCTTGTAGGAACAACACTTCTAACAATAACAACTTTCTTAAAAGGACTGTTTTCTGTAAGAACTTGTTTTAAAGCAAGGTACATAGAGATGAAGCTTTTCCCTGTACCAGCGATTCCATGAAGCATAAGATTCTTACCTGCATCATATGCGTCAAAGGAAAGTCTTTGATTTTTTGTTAAAGGCTCAAAATGTTTAAGATTAAAATTTATTTTTTCTTGAGGAACCTTCCCAGTTTGACGAAGAACTCTTTTCTCTTTTCTTGTTAGTCTTCTTGAATCTTCTTCCATTTTATTCCTTTTTAAAATGTATTGATGGTGCTTCTGCTTATACCTTTCGAGTTTTTCTTCTTCATTTCTTTCAGTAGATCTCTAAACCCTTGATCGGGTTTAGACATTCCTCTACCTGAAGAGATCATAGGAGCGCCATTTACTAATTGTGTTAAGTTTGGGTTTTCAGATAGAAAAACTTCAAGAGCAGAGATGCTCATGAAGTCCTCAAATTCTTCACCAGTTTCATTGTTTAAAAAACGGTATGTAGGCATTACTTTCTTAGTCCTGTCGGATCGTAATAAAATTCTTCATCATCTTCGTCGTCTTCGATCAATTCAGAAACATCCTTGACCTTTAGAGCTCTTTGAATTCGACGTTCCTTCTTACGATCTAGGTAATGAGAACGAGGCTTATCTTCGTATTCTTCGTCTTCATACGAATAATCGTTCTTCTTGAACTTCTTGAAACCGTTTTTAGACATTCTTCTCCGTTCCTATTATGCCGGCACAGCTACTAGTGCTTCAGCTACTGCAGTTGGAATTAGACCTGGCAAAGCTTCTACTACATGTTGATAAGTGATACCCTTGATAGGCTTCTTATCCTTGATGAGACAAATCAACTCTGCATCTTTTGGAGCCAACCTCTCCAAAAACTCAACAAACATTGTTTCCCTCTTAAGAGATTGAAGGTTATCGTAAAACCCTACGATAAAATACTTGAGCTTTTCACATTCTTTAATTAGAACGTGCTCTTGATCTACAAGTTCATTAGCCTTGTATGGTGGGGTGCCAGGAGGAAGAGCCCACTTAACGTTTGGGTCATATGCTGCCTGAAGAATAATACGTAGAACAAGACTATCATTATGCTTCAATGCATCAATCTTTTCTTGAGTTCTCTTGAGCTTTCCAACCTTCTCAAGAAATTCAGCAATACCAATTACCATTTAAAAATCTCCAATCGATTCTGTTAGATTACGAAGTTTGTTTGCGATGAAATAGTTCATCAACTTAGAACGATCTTTCCCCTCTTGCGCCTTGTATGATTCCATCACCTTTTGGCGAATCTCTTTAGGAGTAAAGTTGAGATCAATCAACTGCTTGTTACGAACATAGTTCCTGTAATTAGGATGATCAAACTTACCGTCTAATCCCAAGGCAATGAACGCATCAATTTTCTTTTGTGTCAATGGTTTCTGGCGGTCCCCAACAACAAAACAATTATCAGAAGAAAGTACGTTAGGTACGCCATCGCCTGCATCACCCCTTAGAACATGTTCATCAAGATACTTATCTGGGTCTGTATGAGAAACCCACTTCTTTCGAGTAGGATCAAACTGCTTCACGTTCTTATGAACATGCAGCTGAATGAAGTCCTTATCGCCTGAAAGAATAAGAATCTTATTCCCAAAATCGTTTTCGCCTGTGCCAAATTCCTTAACGAGAGTACCAATAATATCATCAGCTTCTGCTGACTCAATATCGATAACTCGATAAGGGAAATAATCTTTCAGTTCTTGACGGATCTTGTTCAAGCATTCAAAGATAGATTTCCAATCAAGATCAGAAGCTTCCTGATTCTTCTTACGATTAGCCTTGTAATAAGGGAAAAGCTTACGGCGCCAATAATTCGTATTGTCGCATGCAATAACAAGCTCGCCGTATTCATCACCAAACTTAACTCTGTACGAACGAAGAGAGTTAAGAACCATATGCCTGACCATGCCTTCTTCAATAGAAGCGTTAGTGTGCTTACCCAACGACATCAAAAGATTAGAAAGCATAACCTGGTTCAAGTCAACAATAATCACAAATCACCTTTAAATTGTTTCGCTCTTTTTCAGTTTGATATTAATAGAATCTGCTATCTTTAGAGCACCAACTTCCTCCTTATCTGGGAAGAAAACATTCTCTGATATCTGCTGAAAGGGATGATACATCCCGTAATGCTTACACATCATAGATCTTAGAGCTTCTATTATAAACGCTCCGTCTTTAATGTCAAGTGCTTCTTCATCTGCAAGATCAAATCCAGCTATATCGAGTTGATTGAAGATCATCGGAGCTATGTTTGATATAGTTTCTTGAATGTGATAGTGCTTCATCATTTCTACATTGCGAGTGATCTCTTCTGCATCGATGTTTGTTTTAGGACCAACGTACGGCTTAGGAAAAGTTATTACGTTATTACTGTTATCCATATAATGCCCTATTGTTCCATAATGTATTATAAACCTAAATGGATTTAATTTCAACACCTAATATTTAGTTCTGTTAAAGTTTCAGAGCAGCGTTTTCAACTGCATATTCCATCCTTACACTCTGAGCTATAGAATGCATAAGGATCTGATGACAGTCCTCGACAACTCCGTAATTGTTAGAATTTACATGAACGCAAATATCTGATAGATCTTTGGCTGCACCACCATCGAATCCTACCATGGACATGATGCTCATGTTGGAATTTTTCGCAGCTTTTAGAGCATTGATAATGTTAGGCGAGTTTCCACTTGAGCTGATAGCGAGCAGCCCAGCTCGCCAGTTACCAAACCATTGCACTTGTTTTGAAAAGATTTCTTCATATCCTATATCATTAGCAATCGCAGTGATTAAGGAAACGTTTGATCCTAGCGATACGATAAATGGATGTAGATTGGTATCTGTGCATACACCCTTGTTATGGTCGCAGGATAAATGCTCGGCTATAGCCGCAGAACCACCATTACCACAAACAAACAGTGGATAATTGTTTTTCGCTAACCGAACCATTTCTTTTTTCATCTTTTCTAACTGCTCTTGATCTACTGTATCAAGAGCATCGTTAAGCATTTTTCTGTAATTTATAAAATCATTTCTCATGATCTCATCTCTATCGTTGAGCCTTTCGAAACAAATTCGAAATTGACTAATTTGAATTCAGCCATAGCATTTATTACATTATTTTGATGCTTTTCCGGAACATACATCATCAAGAATCCACCACCACCAGCTCCAAGTATCTTACCGCCGAGAGCTCCATTCTTCATGCATCTCTCATACATATCATCTATGTGATGATTAGAGACATTAGATGAAAGTTTCTTTTTGACAATCCATGCATCATTTAGTAATGCACCAAAATCATCTAGCTTATTAGCTTCTAAAAACTTTATAGAATTTTCAGCCATATTCACAAGAGTTTTGGTATAGCTGACGTTTGTATTTTGTTTAAGGTTTTGAACCTGTTCTGTTAGTACAGAAGAAGCTAGTCTATTAACTCCAGTATTAAAGAATAATATATTATTATTCAAGTTTTGTAAAGTAAAAAAACTAACTGAAATAGGTTTAGTATATACGTTATACTTATCAAATCTATATTCGCGCAAGCCACCATAAGCTGCAGCAAACTGATCCTGTTTGCCTATTGGCTCGCTACACTTGTCAATTTCAATGTATGAAGCAAGTTCAGCCAGTGTATGCTGATCTATAAATTTATTGTGTTTGATTCTATGAATAGCGTTTATCAATCCAACTGTGAAAGTTGAAGAGGAACCTAACCCAGTTCCTTTAGTTGGCATATCAGAAAAGCTACAAATTTCCATATTAGAAGTTAGACGATAGTGCTTGAGGGCTTCTCTTACTCTATCATGTTTAATCTTGTCGATGTCATCAGTTAACTCTAACTCTGAGTAAACAACTTTAAGATGATTGGCTACACACTTATTTACAGCCAGGTAGATGTAGCTGTTGATGGTTGTGGAAACGCACAACCCTTCATTCTCTTGATAGAACTCAGGGATGTCGCTTCCACCACCAAAAAAACTTACACGTAACGGTGTTTTAGTTACAATCATGTCTTATACACAAACATCTTTTGAGGCAAATTTCTACTTTCTTTAGTAGGATATTCTTTCGCCATATTCTCTAGCAAACTGCTCCATTGACTTGAAATTTTTCGAAGATCAAACCTATTATCTGCATATGCTTTGACAAACTTCAAATAGTTTTGAGCTTCTTCAGCTTCAACTGATTGAATCGCATGGTCTAGATAATTATAAAACAAATTAGCATGCTTATTAACATCAGTATTAAATTGATACATCGAAGTTAGACCACCAGAAGTATCAGGTAGAGCTGCTAAATTAGGATGCACACACATCAATCCAGCTGACATTGATTCAATCAAAACACGACATGAAGTTTCCAACCAAATAGATGGATAAGCTAAAATGTGAGCCTTGAGTAAGTGATCTCTCAAAACATCTTGCTCAACAGAGCCATGATACGTCATGTTTGGGTGATTGCGAATGATGTCGAAAGTTTTGGCGTAACGATCATCAGCGTTATCCCAGCCATAAATCTTAAAGCTAGAGAATACATCTAGATGAATCTTATCGCCATACTTTTT